TAACCTTCTGGGTCTCCTGGTTTGGCATCCAGAGCACCAGGGCGGGGAATGAATGGTTTTAGAAACTTTTCGGTCATCGGAACACTGCGGTTACACCAATCACCTTGGCACTTGGGTTCCGTGCCAGAGCAGTGCGTTTGGCATCTTCATAATCACGTGCCTCAACGATCTCATCAAAGACCTTGCCAGCAATGTAAAGTTGAACTTTGCAGCGCATTGGATTTCTCCTTGTTTATCTGTTTATTTTAGAGCAGAAAGCAGTGGATTTAGAGTGGATTGTGCCACTTCCTCATCCGCCACAAAGGGGTTGATTTTAACGTAAGAATCCGCCCATTCCCATGCCTTTTCAAAATACTCTGGATCGTTCTCAATTCCTATGTATTGGCGATTAGTGTTCTTACAGGCAATAATTGTTGAACCAGAACCCATGCAATTATCCAATACAACGTCACCTTCGTTGCTATATGTCCTGATAAAATACTCAATCAACAGCACAGGTTTTTGTGTTGGGTGAAACTTTAAGGGATCATCATTGTTAATAACAGGAAATTGTAGCACATCACGGGGATATCTTGTAGTTGAACCACCAGGGTTTCCCAGACGCTTGTCAACATGGTTATAATTGCGTTTTCTGTCGGGGAGGGGCAACTGGTCTTTCGGCAGCACCGCATTCATCGGTTTATGCCCTTGTGTCATTTGGGGATTGTATGTTGGCAACTTACGATAAAATACCAGCACATTTTCGTGTGCTTTCATAGGCATTTTCTTTGCATTCAAGTGTCCAGTTGCCTTATTCTTTTCCCAGATCCATTCATACTTAAAGTATTTTAGATTGGAACATGCCAGCACCTTATCAAAGGGTGGTTGAGCAGTTAGAACAATCGCACCGTTTTCCTTGACGACACGATGATACTGTTCCCACAGTTGATCAAATGGAATCAAACAATCCCATTCGTTCATTGTCGTCCCATAGGGAAGATCAGCAAAAACCATATCCACACAACCATCAGGAAGTGTGGACATAATCTCTAAACAATCACCTTGAAACAGTTGATTCATCGCTTAACAATAGAAATAGCAGGTTGACCTTTGTTGAACACGGTGTCCACCACCGCCTGCACCTTCTTGGCGGTGCTGATGCCCACAGAAGAGTACACAGGGATGCAGACCAACCCAAAAGACTTAGTATACTCGGAAAGGTTTCCAGGCGCAATAGCGCCGCTCCTGAGCGCCTCTGCATCGCTCTGGTGAAGACGGATCACACGCCCAATGGTCTGGGACACGCCAATATAATCCATCGAGCGCATGAACAAAACCGCCTCCAAACCAGACACATTAATACCCTCAGAAAGAATGCTGTGGTGAAGAACCACAAACTTCTTAGAGTCATCCTTACCCCAAGCACTCAGAGTGTCAAAGAACACCTCACGGTTGACCTTCTGACCGTCAATGATGGCACCAGTCTTGGAAGTGATATACATCCAAGAGAAACCACGATCTTCCAGTTGCTTACAAAAATCAGTCTGAGAAACCAGATTCTGAATCTGTTTGGTTGCCTTGGCACAAATCAGAATCTTCTCAACTTCCTGAGCATCAATCGTAGCAATCAGATTCTCACAGTCAACATCAGCAACGATTTGACCCTTGCTCAGCATCTCAAACTGCTGCACCACAACCTTAGGAGGAACAATGAAACCACCCTCCACCATTTCAGGAGCAGGAACATTACAGATCACATTGCCATAGACAGCAGCATCATTCATCCCAGGTTTAGAAACAGTGATAGAATGCTTTGGAGTGGCAGTAAAGAAATAGCAGCGGTCAGCAGTGGCGGCAAAGTGCTCTGTCGCTGGAAAAAAGTTACGCTGAACGCTGTTGTGTGCCTCATCAAAGTAAATGGTATCGACATGAATATCTGCCTGCTGAATACGCTGCAGGGAGTTGTAAGTGGTGAAGATGATACGATTGCGCTTATAAGTCTGCACCGCCCAATCATAGATACCAGCAGGACTGGTGGTGGACTCGTGATGAGTCTCCCCAGAATGCACGTGAAGCACACGAACCATAGGATCCGTGATAAACTCAAGATACTCGGCAGACAACTGCTCCGCCAGCAAGATGCGGGGTGCCACCACCACAATGGTCTTGGGGGCATCAGACTGAAACTCACGCAGAGCATCAGCAATACCCACAAGAGTCTTGCCCGAACCAGTCGGCATAATCACCTGCCCCTTGGCATACTCAAGCAGAGCATCCAGAGCACGTTGCTGGTGAGGTCGGAGTTGAATCACAGGTCTCATCGCTTATGGGATTATTATAGCAGAAAAGCGCCCCCGAAGGAACGCCTTGTGCCAGTCAGGTAAGTGGTTCAAGAAACTAAAAGATACTTACCACCACCAACAAAAACCAATCGACCAGAATCACGAATAATTTGAAGGTCTCTTCGAATCAGAGCGTCTGGTGTTCTATTATTTGGATTCGTGATTGATAAAATCGGAATCGCCACTTTATAGATGTCTTCTAGGAAGAAGATGTTCCCCACACCAAAGGTGAGGAACAATATGTCACGAAGACGTTCAACAGTTGTCATTTGATTTTAACCAGGGTATCTGCGGTATCCACATCAACAATGTGAGGAGGACGGAAACCATAGATCAGTGATTGGCGAAGCACAGATCCAGTGCCATTGATCTTGTCAAGATTGTCAAAGATCTCATCCAGTTGATCCAGACGATTCTGAATCATTTTAATGATCGCCAGACCATCTTTGGCATTAGCGGTGTTTACATAAAAGTTCAAACGAGTTGTAATACCTTTGGCAGTGTCACGCAGAAATGTAGGGAGAAAATCACGAATCCAAACATCTTGACTTGCTTCATAAAGTCGGTCTACAACATTAGACACAACTTGATCGTTCTTGTCTAGAATCACAAAGTTGCAGTTCTTAAAGAAGCGAATGACCTGTGAGCGAGTATAGTTTGTAAGGAAAGAATTTTTTTCGGTGTTGTTAAAGATGTGCTTTTTCAGATTGGTGCGAGTCACAGAAGTTTCGTTCCTGGCATACTTATCCACCCAGGTATTTACATCTTCTTGAGTGATCGTGTTGTCCTTCATCTTCTGGCGTTGCACCCAGGCAATACCACGTGCCTTGTAGTCATCATACACAGAACTAGAACCATCGGGTTGTGGTTGGTAAAGCAGTCCAACTTCATCCAGCACGTCACCCTCATCATATCCTGGTTTGATGCGATAAACATCCACAATCATCCAGGCATACCCGTTGTTGGTATACCACATCCAACGGTGATTTCCATTCGCCAACCAGTTTTCCAGTGTCTGGCGGTTTTGTTGTTCCAACACAATCGGAGGCAGTTTACCTTGCTTATAACCCTTTTCAAGAGACTTGGCAACGGTTTCATAAACTTTAGCATCGTTACCACGAAAACGACCGACATTCTTTCGCAGTTTAAAATGTTTGGTAGGAACGACTTCAGTGCGAACGTATTCGACAGTTTCATACTCTGGGCGATCATAAGTTTCAATCTGTGATTTCAGATCAAACAGAGATGCATCCTTCGGTAGAGCAACATATTCATCAGGAATATTGATGAATGGAATTTGAGAAAATTTGTTAGTCATAATAAAATTTGGCAATGTGTCCGTTTGGGTTTTGGCAGTGTGCCTCAACCACATTGCCAATATAGAACAAATCCTCTGCGATGTCAACCCCCCTGTGCCACTAGAAGAACCGTTCCACCCCCACTGGATATCCAAATGAATAATCATACTCCAAAGCATCAGCACAGACATAGTGTGGATGATTATTAGAAACACCAAGTCTAGTGCATAACTCCTTATGATTATCCTCCATCATCTCAACTGCATATAACATATGGTTGAGAACGTGATCTTCGGTGTGATATTGTAGTAAACGATTTTTCAATCCAATTAAAAAGTTTCCAGATCCTGCCGAGTTATCAATAAACGTGCTATTAGGGTCTTGAAGAGTTTCCACAGAAATCTCATCAATCATACGCTCAACAAGATCTTGTGGTGTAAAGACTTCTTGTGTCTCTTTGATCCTCTCATCGGATCTTTCAATTTCGGATCCAACTTCTAGATTATGTTTATTCTTTTTCATTCTTCTCATTCAGACATCGAATATATGTCGAGATCAAATCATTCTTACCAAAATGTCTTCGACCATTACAACTCGAAGCAACCTCTCTAAACACGGGTGCAAACTCGACGAGATTTTGTATCACCTCGGGTGAACGAACTTTCAGAAAATGATGTCCCTTTGCATAATGCGTAAAGTTTTCTGTTTTGACTCTACCACTGGGTCCTGATCCATACTCACCCACGA